GTGACGTTCTCTATCGCAGTGACACTTACTGAACCAACTGCACTTGTCGCTTGTACGCCAGTGGGTTGTACTAAGGCATCTGCTGTTACAGTTTCGTTGCCTAGCGCCGCAGTAGCTTGAACGCCAGTGGGCTGGACTGTTATTGGTACTGATATGCGGCCATTCCAAGGGCCGGAACTCCATGTACTTCGGCCCCACCCAGTAAAATTGGTGTTTTGTGCAGTAACTCGAGGAGTTCCTACTTGCGCCAACCCCTGAACACCTGTTACGGGCGGGTTAAGCTGCCCAGTTTCCCCGGTACTTGATACTCCAGTAGGCGTTACTACTGCATCAATTATTGGTATGGCTTGTACTGACCCCAATACACTTGTAGCAGATACTCCAGTAGGCGATACAGTTACACCTTCAGGCTGGGGAGCTTCCTCCTGCAAAACTAACGTCCCGGCAACCCACGCGTCATTGCCGCCACTAAAAGCTCCGGGGTCTTCAGTTCCCGCAGAAGTTATAGCTTTATATGCTGTGGATGTAGCCGACCCCTGTCCTGAAGGGGTAGTCCTAGAAGCGGTCGTATACCCAGAAGGCGGGTCAAGGGCTACATCATCATCGTCTAGGTGTCCAACTGCGAGTACCCAGTCATCCGCCTCTACACTTACTGCCGGGGGATCAGGGTTACCGGAAGTATTAGTGGTAAAGGATACGGGGACTTTTACATACTCTAAACCGCGAAATACTGCAGCTACAAATGTGACTCGTCGTAGCGTGCGGGTGCCAGTAGTGGATGCGGTTACGGAAGTCTCCGTACCGTCGGACAATTTGTAAGCGGTAATTGCCCTGCATCCGCGAATAGCCCGGTACGCTTCAGTGTATCCCGGAATAGACCAAGCGGTATAGTTGCCCCCGCCTGCTGTTAGGGCTACAACTATCATGTCTCCGGCTTGTAGACTTATCCCACTAAGGTCTATAGTGAACGAAAGCTGATTATCGCCGGTTGTGTTCGCTCCCCCTACAAAAGACGCCACGACTTACCCCTCCACAACTGTATTAGGGTAAGTCGTCACGAACTCCGCGAGGTGGGGCATTGCATGCCCCCAATTAAGCTATACGGAGGATAGCGTTTGAAGCGTCAGCTGTAGGGAACTGAATAGTAAAGTCACCAGCAGTAGCAGTCTTATCTGAACCAAAGTCCAAAACTGCCACAGCTTTGTTACTGTCACTAGAGTTATAGATCAGCGCTCCACGAGCGGTAATAGTGGCCGAAGACCAAGTAGTATCCGCAAAATCAACATAGGCAGTGGTGCCAGAAGAAGTTGGAGTTACGTTAGTCAACGTGTTGCCGCCAGCACTATAGCCGGTACCGGTTACTTCGTTGCTAGTAGTGTACGCAGTAGTAGCGGCACTTAAAGTAGCAGATGAAGTATACAAGGCGATTTTAAAAGTATCGCCAGTAGAGTTAGTAAAGTCGTGTTGCCCTTGCAAGAGTTGAACCTTGAAAGAAGTACACATTGCTTGTGTAATAGCCATTAGTTAGTCTCCTATACGACGTTGGTTCGTGGCTGCCCCGAGCGGTAGGTATCCTCGCGGAGCTTACCATCACCGAGATTCTTGAGCAGTGTAACAGCTTGGATGTACAATTTCTCGTACATGGCGACCAAGTCTGCCTCACCCTTCATAAAGCGGATCGCTTGTACTAGCGCCCCGTTTAACAACGCAGAATCAAACTCCTCGCCCAACCATGTGGTTCCAGCGGTGACGATTGATTCTGGGTAGTATCCGTAGTGAAGTTCAACTTCATAGCCGCTGTCCGGTGTCGGGCCAACGATAAAGCTGTCTTCGTCAAAATAAGCGTAGTGCTTAGGCAAAGCCGTACTGTTCGGGTTGGGGTAAGCCTCACGCAAAAAGTTCACATCTTTGTTCAGCAAGAAGTGATATTCGCCCGTACCGTCAATTACCGCTAGGCTGTATGAGTACAAGAAGTCTGAAGGCGAGCTCAAGTATTTGTTGCCGGAAGTTAGATTCCCAGTAACATTTTTACGTAGCGCTGGGATCTGAACAGTGTTGTATATAGTCTGCTCAGCCTGCTGCACGAACATCGCAAGCTCATCGTCCGAAAACGTGTTCTCGCAGATGTCCTGTATGTTAGCCTTCAGCTCAGTGTAATTCATGCCTTACGCCATTGGCCCTCGAGCATACAAACCTTTAGTTGCAGCACCAGTGCCGCGGACTTTTACGCCGCCGCCCTTAGCCATTTTCTTTACGTTCTTGTCTTTGCTACCGCAAGACGACTTGTTCATTTTCTTACGCATCTCTGTCTCTCCTATGAGATAGACACTGTAACAGTGCCGATAAATCCAGTGCCAACCGCTGGCCGTACTGGGATAATCTGTGCTCGACTTTGCGCATATTCCGCATTGTCTGGGCGTGGATCTCGGATCGCTTGTGGATCGTCAACCGGGAACTCGCCTAGTTTAAGCTGTGGGTGATCATAATCCCAACACTCTCTACAGGCTTTTGTGTTCGTGTTGCGGCCTTTGACGTAGACATTTTTAAGCTCAGTGAGCTTGTAGTCGAATCCACATACGTCGCATATACCGCGAGCTTTCCTTGACGAAGCAAACCGTGTAGCCATTTTACACCCGCATCATGCGAGGGACAAACCGGAAGGGCGTTTTCTCTCTATCCTCCGCAGCGGCCAACTCAAACTGTTCTTCGTACACTTGCTTCAGCATGGGCACCCGCTCAGTAAGCTCTGGTACTTTCATAGCTATGTAGTAGGCCAAGCCCGCTACCAAACACGGGAAGAACCTAAAGTTCATGTCCGCAGTATTCATGCCGTCGCCAGCATCTTCAATGCGACGCATACGCCAGTAAGACAGCACATAGTCGTTGCTGTCCGGTACAGGCCATACGTTGATCTTAGGAGCGTCTCGCAGGCGCTCGATATACAACTGAATTGGACGTCCCTGTACTAACTTGTTTGGGATCGAGGCGTACGTGCTTACACTAATACGGCTGATCGTCAAGTCTTGTTGGGTTGAGGCATTGCCTGCACCCGTACGTATTTGATGCTCCAGCAGATCAATCGTGTCCGCTGGCAGCGTATATTCTGATGTACCAGCGACGAGGCTTACTGTGCCTTCGTCGATAGTCCACATGTTAATGCCTCGGTTCTGCCACTCAATCGTCATCAAGTTCATTGAGCGACGAGCGGTACGTAAGTCGTACCCAGAACGCATTTCACGTCCGGCACGTTCCCACGCTTCCTCGGCAATCTCCGTGAAGTCCATGTTAAACGCTGAAGTGCCTGACGTAGCCATTACTTCTTCTTCCTCTTCAAGGGTGTAACCCGTTTAGGTTTACCCGCCGGTTGACCCAGTTTCTTTTTCTGGGCCACCCGAGATTTTTTCTCTGCCGCGGTCATCTCACCAGAAGTTTTAGGTGTTTTGCTAGACACACGTTTTGTGGGTCTGCAATACGGAGTACCGCGTTTCTCACCGGCTTTACGCCCGCAAGACTTACCCGTGCGGACGTCCTTCCAGTCTTCCTTAAACCACCGCTTGAGCGCTTTGCCCTTTTCGGTTTTACGAACGGCCACTAGCTTTTTTCTTCCTGCATTTGGCTATAGCTCCAGAAGCATAAGCGGACGGAAAGACTTTGTACTGAGACTTTACCTTCCGGTAGCAGTCGTCCTTCACCGTCCCGCCTGTCTTATAGTAGCGTCTCATTAGACCATCTTGCAGGGACGTACGCCTTTCTTAGCGCAACCTGCGCCACGTACTTTGCCGCCTTTAGCGTATTTCTTGCTTCCGCAAGCCATGCCGCCTTTAGCCATCTTCTTCATGCCTTTCATATCTTTACCCTTTTTAGCCATACCACCTTTGGCGTACCCATAAACTTCTTTGCGCGCTCGCATTTGTGCCTCGTCATCCCTAGAGGATGTTCCGGTGCCGGCTTCCCTAGCACCCTCTCCGAACCGAGAGTTGCGCATTTTGTCGCCGACGCCGTCAAAGAATTTGTTAATCTTCTTGTTAGCGCTACTACCTTTCTCGCCCTTCTTCCGCTGTTCGTACTTAAACTTTTCTTCCTTGTAAGTCTGATCTTTTATGTCTTGCTTAAACTTTGCTTTTTTCTCTGCATCTGTCATGCTTTTCATTAGATTGCTCCTACTTATAGCCATCTGGTATTACCTACCATTTCGCTTTGTCTGCCCAATAGGCAGCGCTCATTTTACCCTTCTTGATGTTTTTGGCGTGGCGAGCTTTGAAGGACGCACGTTTTTTCTTCATGCGATCAGATTCTCCAGCCTTGGGTTTGCCAGCGGTTTTAGCGCCTTGCTCCCCAAAACGGATTACCTTTTCCTTGCCGCTCTCGCACGCCTTAA